AATACTTCATTATATTTGGCGTCAACAGGAGGTACGTATAACACAAGAAGTAGAAAACAATTAGATAGTATAAATTATTGGACGTCATATGTTGACAATTCTAAAATTTTTTCAGGTAGTACATTTTATACGTTATTACCATCTGATGGGGCAAATAAAAAAGATTATTTAAATTCATACGATAATTTTAACCAAGGAGAACAATCTAACTTTAGAATTATTTGGTATGAAGATGAGACAACTAACGGACAATCATTTAGTGGTATAACGGGGAATACGTACGATGAATACACATCAAGTTTTAATGAAGATAATAGAATACTTGATAAAAAATATTCATTTAGTGGAAATAATAGAAAAGTATTAGATTTAATTGCAACATTTAGTCCTGATATTTTGGATTCATTTGAAACATACTTTATTGAGTTTGCGTCAGAAAGAGTAAATGTAGAAGTAGAAAGAAAAATATTCCCTGATTACATTGAAACATCAACAGGAAATAGACAATATATCAGACAAGATAATTTTCAAAATCTTTTAAAATCTATTGTTACAGTTGATAGTACTAAAATTGACACAACAAAAGATGTTTATAGTTCAATTAGAACAATACAAGAGGATAAGTTAAAAACAATTACAACTGAAATTTTAAATAATGATAATTTAATTAAGATTACATTAGGAAATCCTAAAGAAATAAATTTACATGTTTGGGACGGATTTACAAAATTTTCAACAGGTAACACATTTACATATAATGAATATAGAACGATACAAGATACATTAGGACAATATGTTGATTCTATTTGGATTCCAGGAACTGAAGATTATATTAAATTGTACGTTGGAGAAGACCCGAACGATGATAATGATTGTTATAAAGATTTTTTTACTGTTAATAATATAGAATTAAGTGAAGATAATATTAAATTATTCAGACCATTAATTTTAATTTTTGCTGGATGGGTTAAAAGTAAAGGACCATCCTACACTCCATCAAAAATAAATTTTCAATCATATATAAAAGAAAATGTTTTAACTAAATTTGAAAATAGGTTTAATAAATATCTACAACAAATTATAGATAAAATTAAATCTCCCGATTTTGCTGCTAAAGGAACATCCAATAATAAATTAACAATAACAAGTGGATTTAATGATTCGTTAAGTAAATTAGAATTATATAATCATTTTAAATCATTTAATGATAAATGGACGGCTGGTAATTCTATTGGACAAAGAGGACTATTAGAAGAATTTTTATTCATCGATAAAGCAAATAAGGATATTGGTAATCAGGCTTACATTTCATTAGATAAATTAATTGCTTTAGAAGACCCTAAAAATGATAACATAGATTTATATAGTGTTATAGGTATGTTAATTTATGGAACTGGTTTTGATATGAGAGCACTACCGGCATATGTAAATTTTTACGGAACTAATTTTACAAATAAGTCCAAAGTAACGTCATCTAAACAAGTTGCTAAAAATATATTTGGAACATTCTTAGAAGTTGATTACCAAGAATCATCACCAAAAATTGTGCTTCAATATACTGGACCAACGTCAAAACATTTAGAATTATCTGATATAAGTGAAAAATATAAATTTAAAAACGATAGCGGTAATTTATTTAACGGACAAGGCGGTCCGTTATCAATAACAATACCGGATGTTTTCAATACTGGTGATTTAAGTAAATCCAATAAGGTTGTGGCATTTGAAGTTAGTATCGGTGACCAAAACCAAGGAATATTTAAAGGGGTTAAACTTGATCAAACATCAATTAGAAATACCACAGAATCGTTTGCGGTAATGGAAGCAATGGGCCGTTCTGAAAGTGGTGCGGCAACGACCAATGTAGATATTGGTTTATTTGACATTTATAGACAAGCTTCATATACCTGTGAGGTTTCATGTATGGGTAATGTAATGATTCAACCTACCATGTTCTTTTATTTAAAGAACGTACCAATGTTTAGAGGTTCATATTGGATTACCGAAGTATCACATAACATTCAAGGAAATAAAATCAGTACTTCATTTAAAGGAACAAGAATACCGTACGCATCGTTACCTGACCCTAAAGATTCGTTCTTCTCAAGTTATAGGGTTTATTTTGATAAAATAACAAATAGTGCGGTTGCTAAAGTAAAACAATCAGATAGTTTAATAGGTTCTAATAAAAATGAAAAATCAATACAAACAGATATTGGGTCGGTTACAGTTGATAATGGAGGTAAGAGTATAAACGGAGAAACATTAATATATAAAACAGGTATTAGTAGTTTTGGTATTCCTTACAATGGGTTTGAAGATGAAAAATATATTCAACAAGTAAGTAATGACGGAGTATGGTTAAGAGCAATTGCGGTTGAAATGGGAAGTACTAAAAACAACCCATTGGATGACAGTAAAGAAATGAGTCTATTGAATGGGGTTAGTTTATATGGTAATAACCAACTTCAAACATTGAAAGTAACGCCATTACCGTTAACATGGGGTTCCGTTAAAACAGTATCAAGTAGTAAGTTATTCTACTCTACAAAGTTCCTTTCAAATAAAATCACACCTAATAGAATCATATCCACAACAACGGTTTTTAAAAACCCTGAAAATGGTAAAACAGTACCCGTACCACCAATTAACACTTCACCAATGACAATTGATAATATAACCGGACCGATTAATGTCGGACCATCAGTCCCTGGTTATGGTATTGCTTTATCTAAAAAATTAATGATGGCGTTGGGTTTAAAAGACGGAGATGTGGTATATTTTAGAGATGATGACCCTGTTATATACAAATAATTGAATAATAACAATATTTAGGATATTTATATTAATAAAAGAAATATTATGGAAAATAATAAATTAAATAACACCGTAGACCAATTCTTAACACCTAAGAATGTTAAGAGAGTTTCTCAAGACGGAATGGAAAGAGAAGAATGTGATTTGATGACTGGTGAATGTTATACAATCAGAGAAAAAGACGGAATAGTAGAAAGAATAAATAAAAAATACGTCACAAACGACGGTAGACAATTATTACAAGATTAAAGCCATGTTAGAGAAAAAATTACAAGAAGAATTAAATCGTTACAAAGCCATTAACAAATATGGTAAAACGATGATAATGGAGCAAGACGCACCTCCTACAGATGTTCCGCCAGCACCCGATGCTGCGGCACCTACGGATGTCCCACCTCCACCACCGGCTGGCGACATTTCTACAGATTTACCACCGACACCTGATGCTGATATGTCTATGGACACCTCACTATCACCTGAAATGGACAGTACTGAAGAAATCGATATTACAGATTTAGTTGACATGACTAAAAGTATAAAGAAAGATTTAGAGGATAAACAACAAGACCATGGAGCTATTGTTAGTAAAATGGATGACGTGTTCACTAAATTAGGTGATTTAGAACAAAAACTTGCTCAAATGGACCAAGTAATGGCTAAGATAGACCAATTGGGTGTTGAGGTTCAACAAATGAAACCTGAGACTCCTGTTGAGAAATTAGAAATGCGTTCTTTAGATTCATATCCATTTAATGAAAAACCAGCTGAATTTTTTGACCACAAACAAGATGAAATGAGAGCTAGTGGAAAAAATGAATACATTTTAACTAAGGATGACGTTGAAAATTACAATCCAACAATAAAAGCATCGTTTAACCCGGAAGAAGAAAAAGATGAATATAGCTACTAAAGTAAAGTTCCTTTTAGAGGTTCAAGTACAATTTAAAATTAACCATTGGCAAACTAAGGCATTTGCAAGACATAATGCATTTGGTGGAATATACGATGCGTTAGGGGATTTAATTGATAGGTTTGTTGAAGAATCGATGGGAAAATACGGTAGATTTGTATTAGATGATGAAAGTAAAACAATCAACTTACAGAACTTAGCGGAACTTGACCTTAAAGGAATGTTAAAAACCACTAAAGACGCTTTAATTCAATTTACAGACGAATTTGAACCTACAGATACAAATCTAATGAATATTAGAGATGAAATCTTAGGTGAAGTGAATAAACTACAATATCTATTAACATTAGAATAAAAATTAAAAAATATTAGAAATGGCAGTAACAAACGCATCAACAAGACGTACAACATCTGTTAACGCATTTACAGGATTAACATATATCGACACAGTAATTGGAACCGCAGCTAGCAACGGATTATTTTCTGTGGTAGTTGAAGGTAACTATATTAATGACACGTTAACAGGTTCATTAATTACCGCAGGATACACAGTGAATAAAAATTTAGAAAATATGGGAACTTACCCAAGATATACGATTAATTGGTAGTAAAAAAAATACTTTAAAAATAATTCAACCCAGATTTCATAGTCTGGGTTTTTTTATGTATATTATAACATAAATGATTATTAAAATTTAAATCAAAATCACATGTCTACATTTGACGCAGTACTTGCACAGTACGAGAAAAACAAAAACGCCACAAGTGGCAACAACAACAAAATGTCCTCAGAGGACAGAATGAAACGTTATTTCACAACCGTATTACCTAAGGGTTCTAAAGGTGAAGAAAGACGTATTCGTATTTTACCAACAAAAGACGGTTCTTCTCCGTTTGTTGAGGTTTACTTCCATGAAATTCAAGTGGATGGAAAATGGGTTAAATTATATGACCCAAAACAAGAAGGAAAACGTTCACCATTAAATGAGGTTAATGAAGCTTTAATGGGTACGGGTGTTGAAGCAGATAGAGAAGCTGCACGTCAATATCGTTCTCGTAAATTCTACATCGTTAAAGTTATAGATAGAGACCACGAATCAGACGGAGTTAAATTTTGGAGATTTAAACACAACCATAAAGGTGATGGTGTTATCGACAAAGTATTCCCAATCTTCCGTAATAAAGGTGATGTCACCAATGCAGAAACAGGTCGTGACTTAATCTTGTCTTTGACCTTAACAAAGGCGGGTACAGGAAAAGAGTACACAGTTATCAATTCAGTATTAAATGACGACCCAAGTCCATTACATACAGACGCTGACGTTGCAAAAACGTGGTTAGAAGATGAATTAACTTGGTCTGATGTTTACTCTAAAAAGGGTGAAGATTATTTAGAAATGGTTGCAAGAGGTGAAGTTCCACGTTGGGATACTGCAAGTAGCAAATGGGTTTCTAATTTGACAACAGAAGAAACTATCGGAGCACCGAAATCTTCTACTCCTGTGGTTGACCCACAAGATGACGCTGAAGTGGATGGTGACTTACCGTTCTAATTATTCACGGGGTGGTGAAATATCCACCCCATTTTTAAAAACAAAAACATGGCAGGTATTAAAAAAACAGATTTCACGGCTATCAAGAAGAAGTTCTCAAAAGAGGCCGAATATAAACCAGACCGTTTCTTCGATTTGGGTGATGCTTTTTTAGATGCGTGTGGTATACCAGGTCCAGCAATGGGACACATCAATATGTTATTAGGACATAGTGATACG